CCCAAGAATTGACCTCATCACTTTCGGAAGTCCTTGCCAAGATTTCTCATTGGCTGGAAAAAGAAAAGGGATGGAAGGAGAAAGAAGTTCTCTTATCACGGAAGCAATTAGACTCGTTCACGAGTGCAGACCTCGTGTATTTATCTGGGAAAATGTTAAGGGAACATTCTCCAGTAACAATGGCGCAGACTTTTGGGCAATTATCCAAGCCTTTGCCAACATTGGGGGTTATAGACTTGAATGGCAACTGCTTAATACATCGTGGTTTCTCCCCCAAAACCGAGAGCGCATATACCTTGTCGGATATTCTACAACCACCAAACGAAATTGGCGAGGAGTTTTTCCTATCGGAAGCGAGTCAAAAAAGAATACTAACCTACCGAGACAACAAGGAAACACCTGTACCCTTACCACAAGATACGGAGCAGATGGTAACGGATCGTACGTTACTGAACGTAAACAGTATGCACAAGAAATAAAAGTAAAAAGCGCAACCTCTAAAGAAGCAGTAGTAGAGCCTACAACTTGTAGAGGTGGATTACAAAAGAATGCAGCACACTTTGAAGAGAAAAGCCCTGCGCTTACTTCTGCTATGGGAATGGGAGGAGGACACACACCAATAGTAGTGCAGCCTAACTACTCAAGTAAAGCATTAAATGAAACTATAGAGAATAATGAATTAGTAGAAGGCAAACCCAAAGCTTTGGACTTATACAATCGTTCTGCAAGGGATGAGTCCCCAACATTAACTGAGCCTCATCATAACACATTGAGAATGTTTGATGGCTACCGCATAAGAAGACTAACCCCTATAGAATGTGAAAGGCTACAAGGCTTCCCCGACAACCATACCGAGTACGGTAACTATGATGGGGAAGTAAAGAAGATGAGCAACACCCAACGCTATAAGCAATGCGGTAACGCAGTCACCGTTGATGTGGTACAAGCGATTGCAAATAAACTGCATCCCTTGTTTCAGTAACAAACATTTTTATTAACTTTGAACTATTAACTAAATTAAATAGATATGACTAAAGCATCAGTCGTTAAGGACATCAAGTCCGCAGGTCAGCCCTACGAAGGGCAGTACGGAACTCTATATGGGTTCTATGTAACATTTGAGAACGGAGACAATGGGAAGTACAATTCCAAGTCCGAGCATCAAACAAAGTTTGTAGTAGGTGAAGAGGCTACTTACGAATACATTGGTAGAGAGTATCAAGGTAAAACCTACTACACGGTTAAGCCTGTGAACCCTCAGTTTGCAAATGTAACACCATCTTCTAATGGTAGTGCATCTGGTAAGACTACTGCTCATTCATCAAAGGATGAGATAATTATTAGACAAACGGCATTAAAAGCAGCAGCAGAGTTAGGTGGTACACCTCAACAAGTTATTGCGAATGCACAGACCTTTGCTGATTGGGTGATGAAGAAAGCGGAACTTCAAACATCTCAAGAGCAACACTTTGCAGGAAGGCAGGAAGCCCAACCAAAAGCAGAACCACAACCTGTGGATGCTGAAGGTTTGCCATTCTAAAAAGATACTTATGTGAGGGGGCATTGCCCTCTCTCTTTTTTTATTTATTAATTTCTAAAAACCAATGCTAATGCAAGTTAAAGAAACGAAGAACTACGAAATGTTCTCAAGTATTATGGGCAATCGCCCAATGAATGAACTTCATCTTAATAGATTAACTAAATCAATGCAAGAGGAGTTGTTAGTATCACCAATTATTGTTAATGAGAAATATGAAGTAATTGATGGTCAACATAGGTTAAAGGTAAGTAGTGAACTGAATTTACCTGTAAGATATATTGTGTGTGAAGGATATGGTTTAACAGAAGTTCAACGATTAAATCAAAATTCTAAAGATTGGAAAATGATAGATTTTATTTCGGGTTATGCCGAACTTGGAAATAAAGAATATCAATACCTTATGAAATTTCACGAGGACTCTGGTTTAACCATTACCACTTGCGTTACATTATTAAGTAATTCTGGCTCTGCAACAAATGATATACGAAATGGTGTATGGATAGCAAAGCACAAGAAGAGAGCAAATACTATTTACGAGTGGTTACAAATTACCCGACCTTACTATGCTAACATAGAGCGTAAGGGTTTTGTAATGGCTCTAATGCATATGTACAAAAGAGAAGAGTTTAACTTTTCTCAATTTGTTAGTAAGGTTTCTATTCAACCAACTGCTCTTGTAGATTGTGTTAGAACTGAAGAGTACATTACTCTTATTGAGAGCTTGTACAATTATAAAAGCAGAAACAAAGTTAATCTAAGATATTAACTATATTAGGGGGCGCAATGCGCTCCCTTTTTAACTCTTGAAACACTATGTCAAAAATATCTTATGCCGATGTGTTCGGTAAGCTTGATGATGTCCGAATGGGCAAGGTTGAAGAAGGCATCAAGTTCGGTCAATGGAATCTTGACCAATACCTCCGCTTTAAACGAGGTAATTTCAATGTAGTTCTGGGACACGCTAATGTGGGTAAGACTTCAGTCACCTTATATCTAATGTTGCTACAAGCAATAAGAAATGATTTGAGGTGGTTGGTGTTTAGTTCCGAGAACACACCTGTATCTCTCATTAAAAAGGTTAGCGAGTTCTTCTTGGGTAAGCCTATAAACCAAATAGAAGAGGATGAGTTTATGATGGCTCAAGACCTTATCCAACGATACTTTGTTATTATTGATACGGATAAGAAGATGTACACCTATGCTGAGTTGTTAGAGGAGGCTACAGACATCTACCACGAAGAAGGCTTTGATGGTTTTATGATTGACCCTTACAACTCGTTAGCAAAGGACAAGGAGATGTACAAAACACTTGGAGGTCACGAGTACGATTATGAGGTGGCTACCCACTTTAGGAATTGGGCAAAGCAACACAATGTAAGTATATGGCTATGCGCTCACGCAGTTACTTCTGCCTTGCGTATGAAACACCCACAAGGACACGAGTATGCAGGTATGCCTATACCACCAAGCGCAGCAGATATTGAGTCGGGGGGTAAGTGGGTGAACCGTGCAGATGACTTTATAGTGATACATCGTTATAAATCTCACCCTACTGAATGGATGTACAACCACATCATTATCTCTAAGGTAAAAGAGGTAGAAACAGGAGGTAGACCTACACCTTTGGATGAGCCTGTAAAATTTCGTAGCTTACCAAATAATGTAGGCTTTGAGATACACGGAGAGAATCTTATCAGCAAGAAAGAAAAAGAACAAGGACAAATGCCTTTTTAGATGGATGACTTACAAGAAGATTACCAATATGTAAGGGGAGGTAGTAAGAGCATTGCATTGCTTTGGTTGAGACAAAAGAACTCCGACCTAATGCAGATAGCTAACGCACTAAAACCTCAAGACCTTCACAACGATTACGAGATGGATATATTCCTTGACCTTATGTCTATCTATGGTGCTATCAATAGTGCTATAGATATGGTTGAGGATGTACAACAAAAGGTCTGGGAGGCAGAGGCTAAGAACGCAGACCTGAAGCTCACCATAAGGCATCTATCCTCTAAGGTTACTGAATACGAAAAACGATTAGATAATTTAAACGAACACCTAAAATGATTGCAAACGAACTACACCTACAGGAAGAGTATGACAACTATGTCATCTTTAACAAGATTAACCCCAACCGAGAGCATAGAAATGTGATGGCAAGGTTTGCCTTTATGGTTGCAGCGAGAGACATCTACAACACCTTGCAGATAGCGAGAGTGATGAAGAAGAATCACGCTACGGTGATATGGGCTTGGAAGAACCACGATACTAACATCAAGTTTGACAAGCAGTACCTTAGTTACTACAACCAGAGTTGTGACATTATTGATAAGATACGCAACGATGAAGAGCAGAGTGAGGAGATGTCCTTGCGTAAAGAGAATGCTAAATTGAGGGAAAGGTTAATAAATGTTAGGGAAGATTTGATAAAAGCTCGTAAAGAGTTGTATATTAGGGATGAAGAGATTAACCGCCTAAAACAATATGAACTTAGCGATTGACATAGCACCCTTATACGGATTATTACTTGGAGTAAACTATTGGAACTCCGAGTTAGATGATGACTATGAGAATCCCAAGTACCACTCTTTGCAGTTGTGCTTTGGGATTTTTGCTATTATAATTACTTGGGCTACTGAAAGAGAAGAGCAATGAATCTACTACACTTACTTGCTGATTATCACAAGGAGTGGCTAAAGATGGCACACAAGTTTGGCGCAGGAGACTACGCTGAAGACATCGTGCAAGAGATGTACATACGCTTGAATAAGTATATAGACAAGCCAGAGCGTATAATGTACAAGAACCAACCCAACAAACTCTTCATATGGGTTACCCTTCGGAATATGGTTCGCACCTACCAAAACAAGAAAGACTTGATGGTATACACAGGTGATATGGTTGAGTACGATATTGCTGAAGAAGAGTACAACCTTATCCAAGCACAAGGCTTTGAAAAGATAATTGATAAGGTATGGGATATAATGAAAGACCAACATTGGTACGACCATAAGATGTTTGAAATCTACCACACCACCAATATGTCAATGAGAGATATAGAGAAGGAAACAGGCATAAGCCTCTTCTCCATTTTTGATACACTAAGAAAATCTAAAGAGTATGTCCACGAAAAAATCAAAGAAGACTACGAAGACTACCAGAACGGTGAAAGCGAAAGAATCTAAAGG